GAACGTCTTGCACGCCATTCGGGTCGGTCTCAGACCCGCAGGCCCGCCGCCGCGCAAGCCGCGTCATCCCAAGCCCTCCTCGACGTCCATGATCATTTGAAGGAGGTTCCAAGGCACACCATCCGACACCACCACTTCGAAGATCCGATCCCGCGAGCGCCCGCCGCGCTGCCACAGCGCCCGATGCGCGTACTGCCCCATCCGACCGGCCGATCGCCAATGCTCGTTCGACCACGTATGGCCGCCGTCATCCGACCAGCGCAGCATGATCTGCGGATCGCGCCCCTGCCCCGTCGCCAGGGCCCGGCCGCACTCCAGATCGACCTGGACGGTGCCATAGAACCGCGTCCGTTGCTCGAGCGAGAGATGCGGCGCCCGCCGCAACCGCCGCGGAATCAGTGTCTCCGTCGTATAGCCCGAGGGCGACGGCCCGGGAGGCGGCAGCGGGAAGATCGGCGGCAACGGCGACTGCGCGGCGTACCACAGCAGGAACGGACACGTGGACGACGGCACGAACGCATCCGCCACCGCCGTGGTCGCATAGTCCGCCCGGGCGTAGACCTGGCCGGACTGCAGCGCCGTCGTGAACGACGCCAGCGCCACGCCATCGCTCACGCGCACCCGTTCAAACGTGGCCGTCCAGTTGTCCACGGTCCAGATCCAGAACGACGTGGGATCATCCGGGCCGTGGGCGATCAGCTTCGGCGTCGTCGCCCCAAACGTGAAAGTATTCTGGACCACGCCGGCCGCGTTGTAGCGAATGACTTCCACCTCGAACGGGGAAGCGAACTGCGCCCAGAGCACCAAGACCGACGTGTCGGCGAGCACGATTACCTGGACCGCGCGCCAGTTCGATCCGCTGTGCGTCGCAAACGTCGGCAGCGCCGCATTCGTCCCCAGATTCCACGCATAGACCGCGTTCGTGAGCTCCACCGTGTAGTACAGCGTGGCCTCGTCGAGACTCGGCGCGATGCTGATCACGCTCGCATGGCCCAGCGTCCACGTCGTCCCGCCGATCACGCCGGCGTTACTCACCGTCTGCACCTTGGCCATCGTGGCGCCCGAGCCACCCGCGCAGACATAGAACGTAGCGTCTCGGTTCGTGCTGATCGGCTTCGCCTGCCCGGGCCCGAAGCCCGAGAAGCCCGACACCTCGGCCACGAGCGCGAAGGCGCTATCGTAGATCCGGAACACGTTGGACCCGAACGGCCAGATCGAGCGCCCCGACGACGGCAGGATGTCCGCGAAGTCGCCGCCCGGCGGGAACGCCACCACCGGGAAGCCCAACACGGCCCCCGTCGCGGCATCCAGCGCAATGATCGGCATATCGCCATCGACCGTCGAAATCAGCAGCGACCCCGGCGCCACCGCCCCATTCGGCGCCGCCGCCGCGGACACCTCGAGCAGCACATCCGGCGCCGACCCCAGCGAGTTACGGATCCGCAGGTAGTACGTGACGCCGGCCAGCACCGGGAAGTAGATCGGCCGATCAATCGCCGACACGGACCCGGATCCGATCGTCGTCACCTGTGTGAGACTCGACGGCGCGCCATACCACAGCGTGGTCTCAGGCGCGTACGTCACCGCGCCAGACGCCGCGGCGGCCTTGAAGCCCACGACGCCATCAACCGCCGACGCGAACGACCACCACACGTCATAGTCCGGCGCCACCGCCCCGGACACGTCGAGCGACAGACTGTACGGCAGCGTATCGATGCCGAGCGCCGTCGCCGCGGTGAGATTCGTCGGCGCAGGCATCAGATCACCAGCGTTTCCGTGGCCAGATCCAGACTCATGCGATAGATCGCGCCGGAATTGCGCGCGCCCACCAGATGCAGCCCCCACGCCGCGCAGTGGCACCGGCCCACATGCGGGAACCACGCCATCGACACGGGCGACCAGTGCGCCCGCTCATGCCACTGGCCCGTCGCCACGTCATAGCACCACGTCGTATGGTCCACCCCCGAGCCCGCGACCGGCGGCGCCGGCAGGTAGAGCACATAGAAGGTGTGCCCCTCGTCCTGATACGTCCACGCGATCGCATCCGACACACGCGGGCACTGGTTCAGCGCGAACTCGACCGCGTGATTGCTCACCCGTTCCGGCGTGTAGCCGTTGAACCGGAAGATCATCCGCGTGCCGTTCGTGTTCTGGCTCAGGAAGTAGATCGTATTGTCCAGCGGCACCGCGGCGTACGGCGCCCCGGCGCCCTGCTCAATGGACACGCCGGCGATCGGCTGATAGATCGTCGAGGCGCCCACGTTCTGCCACACGCTCGTATAGAGCGACCCGAACGTGTAGATCTCCCGCCGCAACGGTACCTGCGCCACCACCAGATCACTCGTCGTCGAGATCTGGTACACGTCCAGCGCGTCCCAGTCCGTCCCGTCGAACAGCGCCGAGGTCTGAAACTGGTTCGTGCCCCGCTTGAGCGCCCCAAAGTAGCCGTCCGAGAACCACCCCATTTCCACCGGACTCGGGAAGTCCGGATCCGTGATCGGGGCGATCACGTTCGTGGTCAGGTCGTAGATGTAGCCGACCCCGCCGGACGTGATAAACAGCTGGTTGCCGTTCGTGCCGTTGCTGGAGATCGTCGCCGGCCGGCCGTCGAGCGTGGTCGAGCCCCGCAGCGCCACGGTCCGATTCCGGAAGATCTCATAGAAGCTCGTCCCAGACACCGCGAACGTCCGCCCATCCTGCGAGAACAAGGCGCGGATCGGCGCGTTGTCGAGCACCACGAACGGCTCGAGCCCCGGCGTCGGGACCAACCAGCCCGGCACCTTCGCCGAGCCCGGCGGCACCTCCGGATAGAAGTTGATCGTCTGCTCGTCGTTGACATTCTTCGAGCGGACTCGGTTCGATCCGCCGACGAAATTGGCGAGCACGGCCACCCGATCAGCTCCCGATCAGATAGTTGAACGTGGGGAAGGTCGCCGACTCGCCCTGGGCCGGCATCCCGGCATCGCGCGTGATCAGTTTCGGCGTGACCACGTTGTTGGCGAAGATCTGCGCCCGCGCCAACGACGCCTCACGGGACAGCCCCTCCGGCACCGGCTTGAGGAACAGCGCCGCGGCCTTCTCGGCCAGCGTCAGCGTCAGCGCCTCCTGATACCCCGGCGCCATGTCGAACGTGTCGGTGAGCGCCACCTGGGCGATCACGCGCCGGATCTGCAGCTGGACATCTCGTGCCGCGCTCGGCACCGGCCAGAAGTAGAGACGGCCATTCGGCCACGCGGGTTCATAGTACAGATCGGTCGGATACCCGTCCGTCAGCGCCGGCACCTGCTGCGCGGCCCACCACTGCGCATCGCGCAACGTGATCGGCTGGTAGCTGTTCGGCGTGCCGGCAATCACGAGCTGGGCGCTTTCGATGGACACCGGGCGCACGTTCAGCGCCCACGTCGCGCCAGACGGCCCGATCGTGGTCGGCGACGTACTCGGCACCAGCGTGTACGTCACGAACTGCTGCGCCACCGACGCCGGCTGGATCGCATTCCACAGATCGAGAATGCGATTCAGACGCCGGAGCAGCGCCGCCGCGTCATTCGGGTGCAGCGTCTCGCCGGCCGCGACGACGCCGATTTCTTCGGCCGCGTCCCGGCAGATGTCGGCGATCGTGGCCATGCGCTACTCGGCCACCTTGCGCGGGCGCCCGCGGCGCTTCGGTTCCTCGGCCGGCGCGTCAGCGTCAGCCTCGGCCACGTCCGCCGCGGCCTCGGGCGCCGCCGGCGCGACCGCCGCTTCCGCATCCACCCGGCGCCGATGCCACCCGCCGGCCAGCGCCTCCGTCAGATCCGACTCATTGGCCACGCGCAGATACGCCATCCCCTCCGCGCCGACCCGGTAGAGCATCCTCGGAAAGTCCATAGAGCTGGCTCCAGTGAAAAGGAACGGAGGCGGACCCGACGCCCGGAGCCACGAGCCCCGAGCCGCCCCCGTCTCGAGCGCGACTAGGCCACCGCCGCCGCGATCGAACCGTGACCGATCAGCCGGTAGGCGTTGCTGCCCGAGCCGTCCGCGGCCTGCACCGACGTGAAGATCAGCGTGAACCGCTTCGAGGCGTTCGCCACGACCGTGAGCACCGAACTCTTGGAGTTGGAGCCCGTGGCCGCCGTGCCACCCGTGCCCACCGCCACCGTCAGCGTGGTATCGCCCGTGTTGATCACGTCGAAGTCGAACGCCGTCCCGACGCCGACACCCAGCGATGCCAAGGCGGCGTAGAGCAGATCCGCCGTCGGCAGCGTGGCCGTCTGCGCGTCGTCCACGTTGAGCAGGAGCAGGCCGCCGAGCAGCTCGGCCGGCGTGATCGTGCGGGCGCCGCCGGCCGTGGTGAGCGTGGCCAGCGTCGGCGTCACCGTGGGGAACACGAGTGACTGGAAACGCGGGTAGGTCTGTGAAACCGTGGTCTGTCGAATTGCCATGATGCTGCGTCCTCCCTGACTAGCCGCACAGCACGCGCACGGCGCACTGATCGGCGTAGAGCTGGCCGAAGCCCATCAGGACGTCGAACCGGTTGACCATCTTCGACTGCTGCGGATCGAACATCCGCACGAACCGCACCGAGATCCCCGTCTTCGGATCCCGCGACTGCGAGGCCATCTCGCACGCCTTCGGCACTTCGAGCTTCACGCCGACCAGCGCCAGCGCGTCCCGGTTGATCGCCAGACCGTTGAACCCCGTCTTGCCGTTCGGGCTGGCCGTGCCCGGGAACAGCGTCAGATCGGCGCCGGCCGCCGGCAGGGCGTCCACGTTCTGGTACTGCGAGCCCGGCCCGTAGATCGTCGGGTAGATGCTCACCGTGGCCGACGTGCCGCTGATCGTCTGGCTCGCCGAGGTGATCACGAACGTTTTCGCGGAGCCCGTCGAGCGCCGCGTCATCGGGTTGACCGCGTTCACACCCGCGATCGACACCACGTCGCCCTTGTTGAACACGTCGCCGTTGGTGCACGTCAGCACCAGAGACGACGCACCGGACGCCACCGCCGCCGTGCACTCGACCGTGCCCGCCCACGTGCCCGCCGTGTGCTCGTAGAGCGACATCGATTCGTACCAGTCGAAGCCGCTGTTGGTGCCGATCGAGCCTTCCTTGTACTGCCGGCTGATCTCGTCGGTCGGGTTGAAGTACTGCACCGCCGCGCTCACGAGCGACGTGTTGACCGACGGCGGGATGATCATGCCGCGCTTGGCTCCGGTCCAGCCCGCCAGCTCCACCATCTTCTGGCGCGCCTGATTCATGGTCGCGAACGACGTGGGATCCGTGCCGAGCACGCCGACGACGTTCGACACGTTGTTCTTGGCGTAGAGCGCCGCCCGGGAATCGATTTCCTGGGCGATCTGCGCCATCGCCGGTTCGAGGTACTCCTTGGCGATCTTGTCGCGGCCTCGCTCGAGCTGCAGCGCCTGTTCGGCCGAGTCCCATTCGAAGTCCACGCCGAAGATCTGATCGACCGTCACCGTGGTCGGGATCCGGTTGATCGCCTGCGGGTTGTAGCCGAGGCCATCACGGATCAGGAACCGCTGCGGGTAGTTCACGCGGACCGTTTCGCCAACGGCGAACTCCTTCGTGAACTCCTTGTTGTAGTCCGTGTTGAAGAACTGCGCGACCTGGAGCTTGTTCGTCAGAAGACGCAGACTCTCCATCGAGAGCCAATCGACGTACTGAAAGGAATTGGAAGCCATCACGGCCCCCCTTCACATTCGCACGACGCACGCGGGAGCGACCCCGCTCGGGGAGCCTAACCGCCGGCCTTCCGCCTCGCCACATCGCGGGCGTTGGCTTCGCGTATGTAGGACTCCGCGTCCCCACGCGCCAACGCCGCCTCGAGCGAATCAGAGGGACCGGCTGGACGACTGCCGAGCGTCGTCGCGGGCGGCGGCGCCTGCGATACGACAGACCTGACAGGCGCCGATGAGGGCGACCGCACCGTGGCGGTCAGCTCACCTTCGAGGCGTCCGAGCTGCCGCACCACCGCATCACGCGACGGCAGCGACAGAATCGAATCGAGCACCGCCGGATGATCCGACAGATGCTTGAGCAACAGCGGCGCCGCGTCCGAGTCCATCACCACCTGGGCCACCACGTTCCCCGCGTAGACAGGCGCGCCGGGCGTCAACATGGTCTCCGGGACCAGATCACGCACCGCGGGCGCCAACGACGTGAGGAACGCCGGATCCTCGGCGATCACTTTCTCGATCTGCGACGAAAAGCCCTGGACCTTGGCCGCGATCTGCTGCTGGGCCAGTGCGTGCTGCCGCTCACCTTCGAGGGTATGAACGATGAGGGCGCGGGTGTAGTCCTCGTAGGTCTTCCCGGCGTTCTCGGGCTGGGCGTAGAACTCGTCCAGCGTGGGGAACCCGGCAACAGGAGCCGTCGGGCGCGGAGCGGGCGACGAGGCCGCAGGTTGAGCGTCTGGTGCGCGTCGTTCGGTCCCGGATCGGATGCCGTCCAGCTCGCCCCGCAACCGGGCCCGTTCCTGGAGCAGCGTGTCGATCTCGGCCTTGAGAGCTGCCTTGCGCGTCTCGGCGTTCGGTCTCGCCGGCGTGCCCGTTTCCGAGACGGGCGGTGCACTCGCATCCGTTGATGCGGCCTGCGCGGCAGGCTCGGGAGGCGTCGATCCCTCCGTCGTCGACACCGGCAGTGTAGCCGCCGGCAACTCGCCCGTCAAGCGCCAGCTATCCAGCTGCGCATCCGACAGGGAGCCGAGATCGATACTGGGCGCATCGCCCCCGCTCAGCACATCAACGGCGGGCGTCTCACTCGTGGCTTCAGGGCTGGTCATTGGCTCGTGGCTCCTTGGTGTCGCTCACATGGGCCGCCAGGCGCGCCTGCACCTCGGCCCAGACTTCCGGACTGTCGGCCCGCGCGCGCGCTTTGGCCAGCCGCGCCGGCGTCACCGGCTTTCCGGATCGCGTCAGCGCGTCAAACAACTGCGCCGCCGTCACGCGCCCGCCTCCGGCCGCTCGGCCTCGGCCTGCCGTGCGCGCTCGGCCTGCTCGGCTTCGAAGCTCCGGCCTTCGGCGCCCTGCGCACGCTGGAACTCGCGATCCGCGTCCGCGCCGGCCACCGCCACGCTCGTATCGAGCTGCCGCAGTGCCGCATCGACCTGCAGCTCGGCCTTCTGCATGTCCAGCTTGGCCTGCGTCTGGAGCAGCGTGGACACGATCTTCATGCGCTCGAGCTGCAGCTTGGCTGCGTTGTCCTCGGCCGTGCGCGCCATCTCGGCCTCGGCCCGGACCCGGGCCCGCTCCGTCTCGGCCGCCTGGCGCGCCTGTTCGATCTGCAGATCCCGCTGCGCCTTGATCTCGTCCGTCTCGAGCGCCTTCCCCATCTCGCCGATCTGCTTCTTGGCCTCGTCGAGCTGCCCCATCGCTTGCGCCAGGGCTTGCTGCAGCTGTTCCGGCGTGGGCGGCGTGCCGTCCGGGTTCTGGATCGGCTGCGGCCGGATGATGTCCGCGATGTCATCGCCGACCGTGCCGATGTTCTGCAGCTTGATCGCCTTGGCCAGAATCGAGGCCGCCGCCTGCGGCCCAGAAATCGCCGCGATGTTCGGAAGGTTCTGCACGATCGAATCGGCAAACGCCATGCCCGCCGTCCGCTCCGATTCAAAGCTCGGCCCGGTCGAGATCGTGACCAGATGATCGCCCTTCGTCGAGACACTCTCAGGATCGGCGGGATCGTTGATCCGCACGATCTTGGCCTGCTCGTTCTTGTCCCGAATGCCCACGTCCTGCGGCGTGTCGTACACCTTGTCGATCAGATCCTCGGTCAGCTCACCCACGCGCCGGATCATGTCGTCGTAATGATCGACAAAGTGGAACGTCCCGCGCTGCTGGCTTTCTTCAATCTGC